TGATCTTGTTCGCGTTCTGTGTCTGTGTGAATATATCCTTCTGTTCCAAATGTGTGACGATTAGCATAACATCGTGTCAATTTGCCTTGTCCTTTGAAAAACTCTTTGTTTAGGGTTGACCAGATTAACTTTGTTTCCTTTGTTAACTTGGAAGCTACGTCTGTTGGGTTGGACTTCGTTGTATTTGTAATATCAAAGTTCCAATGACCAAAATCTATATTTGTATTTGATTGCCAACCATATGTGAAGGCAGCTTTATCTAAAAAGATATTGCAGGCTTTGATTAAGTCTTTAGGAATCAAATTATCTTTAATCTGTATCATTAGTGTCCCATCTAGTTTTAAAGTGCCACCATAATTTTCTATACTTTTTAAAATCTCGCCTTGCGTTCTTATTAGAACCTCTAACTTTATTCCAACGCTTTAGAATAAGGCGTCCAAATATAGTAGGGCTTCTATATAAAATCATCTGTAATTTCTTAAATTACTTAACAACAATTCTAGTTCAGGAATTGTAGAGTCATTTTTAATTCTATTAGCTCGTGTTGAAATTACCGCGCAATTCTCAGGGGTATAACCTCCATTAGAATCTTTGCGGTCTAATGATGCTACGTGGTCGTCATGCTTTTGAGCACCATATGTAATTGGTATACCTAATAATGGGCATTTAGTATTGGCATTTGCAAGCAGCCAATCTAATGTAATAGAATGTTCTCTTCCTTTTCTCTTAGCTCTGGCTTTTGTTGTTGATAAAGTATCTTTAGCCCATAATAACATTGGATCTTTTAATCGTTTATTTTCTCGTCTAAGCTGGCATTTTTTTACATGGCATTCTCTGCAATAAGGTCCTAACTTATCTATACTTGTTTCTGCTTTATAAAAATGTGATACATCTTTTTCATGTTCACATACTTTACATTTTTTTGTAGCCATAAAACCTCCCTAGTAATATGCTGCTTTTTTTCTAAACTTGTACTGCCAATCATCATCCTGATCATCACTTGGTAACTTGATGAATCCGCCTTGCCTAAATCTCATTAGAGCTAGTGTTGTACTATCCACCAAGTCGTCATTCGCACCTGAAGGAAAGTCATTGCACTGCTCAACTACCTCTTGTGCCCACCGCATTTCGGGTGTCCACACGATCCCCGAAGAAAATAAGTCCGATATAGCATTGACTCGTGAAATCTTGTCTTGCCCTTTACCAGGAGTAAACTCACCCACAGGTATACCCATCCTACGCATCTCTTGATATAAAGCTGCGCCATTCGATTTCTTTTCCACCATGAAAGCATCTGGTTGCCACTCCTTATATTGTTCTAATACAAGTTTCTTTAATTCAGGAAACTCTAGTCGTTCATTAATCGCATTCAATAAGATGATGTTGTAATTATTAACTTCTTCATTAAAGAACACTCCCCATGTTGTTAGTGCATTATAGTCAGAACGATTATTTGCTTCTTGTGCCGCGTCCAAACTCATAATTATAAATTCACAAGGAGGTGGATCATCTTTTTCCCATACATTCCACCATTCGCGTTTTATTAATGCACCTTCTTCTGATACTGGATTCTGCATGTATTGTGCGTTCCAATATCTAACATCTAATGATGCTTTCTTACTTAATAATTCTTCTTTAGTCCAGAACTCAGGCCATAATGGTTCGCCATCATCTTTGATTGCTGGAAACTCTACAACTTCCCATGGCTCTACATCATCATTCTTATTCATCTGATTAATGATCTGGCCAGTTAAATCTAGCTTAGACCATCGCGTCATTACTACAATGATCGCTCCACCAGGCATAAGACGCTGAATAGGACCAGACTGAAACCACTCCCAAGCAGGTTGAAAAACATCTGCTCGTCCAAGCTTGGCGTCTTGCTCTGAATGAGGATCGTCAATGATAAAAAGATCGGCGCCGCGACCAGCAAGAGCACCCCCCACACCGATAGCAAAGTACTCGCCATTATAATTAGTCCCCCAGCGTGATGCACTTTTAGAGTCCGCCTGTAATTCTACGTCTGAAAAAACGTCATGATACGCTGACGAACCCACAAGATTACGGACCCTACGGCCAAAATTAACTGCAAGATCAGCTGTATGAGATGCCATAATAATTTTTTTGTGTGGAAACTTACCCAGAAACCACGCTGGGGCAAGGTAAGAGATGAGCTCAGATTTCCCATGTCGTGGTGCAATATTGACGATAACGCGTTTCTTTTTTCCGTTAGCGATGTCTTCAAATATTTGTGCAAGTTTGTAATGATGAGGGCCAGTCTTATAACCAGGATATACATGTTTAACAAACTCCAAAAAAGTTGATTGTCTTTCTTCTTTTACTTTTAACTCCTCTAGTTTTTCAAGCATAGAGTATAGTTCTATCTTTTCAACCTTTGATAATGAATCTACATTTTGCAATGCACGATACAGGTCTTCCTCTTTTATACCAGGAATGTTTATCATTAGTCTTTGTTATCTTCAGGTTTGATTTCACCTAATTCAGCATCGATTACTTCAAATGAAGTATCAACAGCTAAGTTGTTGCCTAGTATCTTAAATAGTTTGCTACGGATTTGATCTTCGAGATTCTCAATAGAACCTGTTTTGATGGTGACTTCTGTTTTATCGGTGAATAAACCAACGTCTGATATTTTACCTAATAGCTCTAATGCTTTTAAGCGATGTCTGGGATCGGATAGTCCTGAATCTTCTATAAGTTTGTTGGTGACAAATCTTCTTAACTGCACTGCCTCATCTACAACTTGATGGTCATAGTCTTGAAGCATGGCATAGAGATGTTGAACTGTAGAGGGAACACTAAGCGCTTTATTTATAGCAGCGTTAGTTGATTGAGTTGAATTGGGGTCTGTAAAAGCTTTGAATAAATCTTCAGCTTCTTTTTTGTCTTCTGGTTTGGATTGTATTTCTGCACCAGCTTCTAGTAATACTTTAGCAGTGGCCGCAGCAATTTTGACTTTTTTCTCAAAAGATGTTGGTTCTTCTGAATCAAAGTTGTCAGGTAATGGTTTGTTCGCTTCTGGTATAATTTTAAGAGACATTTAAGCTCCTGTTATATGCGGTTTCCTCGCGATGGGTGCATTATAACACAAGTTTTTAATAATCAAAGACTTAAAATAAATATATTTTAGAAGGTATGTTTGATAAAATAGTCACATGTTTACTACCCTTACACCTAAAAACCTAGCCATTCTATACGATATGGCATGTAAACTGCCGCCTTTTGATAAGTTTAAAATGCCAAAATCATCTAAAATAACCTTCAAAGTTATTAAAAACCCTGGAATTTATGGGGCTTTTGATGAAATTGAGATGGCTATTGAGATAAGTAGGCACTCTTGTGGTCATTTTAGTACTATTTTTGCCACTCTCCTCCATGAAATGCTACATCTAGCCCTGTATGTTAGGGGTGATGATGACTTTCACCTGCACGAAAAGAAGTTTCAACGCTACCACTCTATATACGCAGCCGTATATAACCTAGACCCTAAAGCAATCTAACCCGTTTTTTAAAAATTTTACAAAAAATTTTTTGATTTCCCATTTTATTTTAGATGGGGGTCGTTTGTATTCATCCCAGTGGATATAGATGGTGGGGAGGCTCATTTAAAAAAGGGGGTCCCCCATGACCGAAATTTTTCCCTGTGGAATTTATCGTGATTTCACGAAGTATTCGTTGACATTTATGTCATTATGCCGTATAATGATTTTCATCAGTTAGCAATCAAGCGAACTGATTTTTAAACGAAAGGGTTATATCATGTCACAAGATATTATTGAAGTGTTAAGTTTTGAGAATAAGCAAGTTTTAAATACTGAAGTTATTGCAAGATTAGTTGATGCTAACAAAGCACACAAAACAAAAGATGGTTTTATCTTTGATGCATCAGAAGGCTTTGCTGAATTTGTAGAGAGTTTAAATGCTGATGAGTTTACAAAAGAAGTATGGGAAGGTGCAATGGACTATATTAAAACTGAAATTGTAAATACGTTTAAGATTTCACCAAATACAGCAAAGGATTATCTTACTGAAATAGTTGAAATTCTTAAACTTCGTAATCCAGCTATAATTAAACCAGCATCTAAAAAAGCTGATGCAATTCGCAAAGCTGAAAAGAAAATTCAAGCTGATGCAAAACTAGCTGAATACGAACACATTGCCGTAGAAAGCCTAGCACCTGAATTGGTATCACTTGCGACAAAGACCGATAAAGAAAGCGTTGCACGTTTTAAAGAAATTTCAAGTGTTATCAAATCAAAAAATGATGCACAAGTAAAAGAAATTGAAAAGCAAGAAAAAGATGATAGAAAAGCCTTTAAAGAAAGTTATACAAAAGACTTTAAAGATATTTTCACTAATGAGTATGAATTTGCACAATATCTTCATGCTAACATTACAAAATATCGTGCTGATTTTGCAAAATCAAAATAGGAATTATTCGTGATTTCACGAAGTTTTCCGAAGTGAACAAAGCCCTACTTTTTGTAGGGCTTTTTTTTCGCCTATTTTTTCCCATGTCATCAAAGATGAATTCCGTTCACTTCGTTTCACCAAGTGAACGGAATGTCATCTTATGATGACCGTATTTGGCGAGCAGCCGAGTTTAGGAATTCCTTAACAAAGTTCACTTCGTAACACAGGAATACATCTTTTAGGGTGACCGTAATTGAAGAGCAGCCGAGTTTTGAGCAACGGCAATAAGACGCAATTTATAAATAAACAAGAATTTTTTTGTTTATTTGCTCGCATTTTTTGTTTATTTATCAAGGCATTGATTTATAAAGATAATTTAGTATAAATAAACAAATAAACAAATAAACACGCTTTTTAGAGTCTCCGACCTGAAATCAGTTTTGCTTCGTGGACTTCGTGAACGTCAATCGAGTTCGCCCAGAGCACCTTTTTGCAAAACCCTTGTTTATTTGTTTATAAACTGTAAAATCAATGACTTACACGATTTTGATAATAAAACAAAAATAAAACCTGTTTATAAACTGAATAATCAATGACTTGCTACTTTTTAAGCAATTTGGTCATAATGTCACAAAGTGAACGAAGTTAACGACTTACACCAATCTCTTAATAAAACACAAAATCCCAAAAAATAACCACAATTTCAAAAGACGCTATTTTGTCTCAACACCATGTAGACACGACTCTACACCATGTCTAGACACCATGTTAGTTTTTTCAACACCATGTCTAGACACCATGTAGAAACCTACGACACTTTGCCTCAACACCATGTAGAAAATCACCCTAATTTAGTCAACTTCGTTCATAGAATTAAAATAAAAACGTGTTGGAATTTTAATTTTCCTTATGCTATAATGACGTCTCAATTTCAACATTTACAGGAGTCAAAAATGGGTAAAATTCTAAAAGCACCCGAACCAAAAGAGATTAAAGATTTAAGAACATCAGTCCAATTAACACAACAAAAAGCAGCCGAACTATTGCACTCAAACCTTCGAACTTTCCAAAGATGGGAGTATGGGACTACCAAAATGCCATATGCCTATTGGGAACTTTTCGCAATCAAGATTGAGATGCTCAAGATGAACGGAACTACTCTATGATTAAAAAGCAACTGCCTATTGATAATGAATTAAAAATATTAAGGGCTACATATAACTTAACTCAAGGTGAGATAGCTAAACTTATCTATGTATCATCTAATACTTGGCATAG